AACCCTCTCTACGGTGATTTAACGCTGTCATTTTAAAAATCTCAAAATCACCAGTTTTTGCCATTTTGGTTTCATTGTATTCATACGACTGTCCAAATACATAATTGATATTAAGATTTGATACAAGCCTTAGACACAGTGCTACTGTGGTCTAGGGCTTTTTTTGTTGCCTGAAAAGATGTACTAAAATAGGCGATTTGGGTGGAAATTGAGAAAAATGGCCAAAATTTTCTATCGAGCAAAAGTATATATTTATGTGTAAAGAGGTGGCTTCGAAGGGGCACTTTTGTTTGCTAAGAAGAGATATTTTGTTAGTGTTTATGGTATAATTAAATAACTAGTTAATATTTAAGTCTACTTCATATAGATTCAAAAATAAATTAATTTAATGATAAATTTAGTGATTATATGTTTAAATTTGTTTAAATTTTGATTTTCACTTTGTTAGGACAAGGGAGTATGACTTTGATGAGTAAAAATTTCGATGAGAATTCACGGGTAAAAATTCCAGCTTTGATACATCTTACAAGGCTCGGGTATGATTATGTCTCACTGAAGCAGTACAAAGATAAAGATGATACAGATAGGTTTGATGCTAATAAAATTGATATAGATACTAATATCTTTATAGATTTGTTCCATTCTGCCATAAATAGAATTAACAATAAGAAGTTTTCCAGAGAAGAAATAAAAAACTTGATTGCAGAAATTAGCAGTACGCTATCTGGAGCAGACCTGGGTAGAGCTTTTTATAATATTCTTCTTGACGGTTATAAGGGAATAAAACTTATTGATTTTAGCTCTAAGGATGGAGCGGAAAACGACTTTAACGTTGTTACAGAACTCACGTACAAAAATGGTAGCGACGAGTTTAGACCAGACATAACCATTTTAGTAAATGGTATGCCACTGGCTTTTATTGAGGTTAAGATACCTAACAACAAGGAAGGAATACAAGCTGAGTACAAGAGAATTAATATTCGCTTTGCTAATGAGAAATTCAGGAAGTTTGTTAACATCACCCAATTTATGGTATTTTCTAACAATAGTGAATATGATGATACGGAAGCGGTGCCTCTGTCAGGTGCTTTTTATGCTACGACAAGTTATTCTAAAATGTTTTTTAGCCATTTCAGGGAAGAGGATAATGATATCTTTAAGCGTATAAAACCTATTAATACAGGCACAGAGACATTTATCCTTAAGGATAAGAACCTGGTAACTATTAAAAATACAGATGAATATAAAACTAATCTTAATTCAACATCTCCGACCAATAGGATAATAACATCCTTGTATAGTCATGATCGTTTGATGATGCTTTTAAAATATGGTTTTGCTTATGTTGATACAACCAATGATAATGGCATATTGATGCATGAAAAGCATATGATGCGTTATCCACAATTCTTTGCAACAAAGGCTATTGAGAATAAGCTTGAGTCAGGGATTAAGCATGGCATAATATGGCATACACAAGGAAGCGGGAAGACTGAATTAGCATACTATAATACTAAGTATCTTAAGGATTATTTTCAGAAAAAGAGTGTTATAGCTAAATTCTTTTTCATTGTAGATCGAATAGATCTTTGCAATCAAGCTGTTGGTGAATTTAGAGATAGAGGCCTTGTTGTCAATGAAATAACTTCGAAAGATATATTTGTTAATGCTATTAGAGCAACAGGTGATAAAGACAATACAGGTGAAGATTCAATTACAGTTGTAAATATACAGAAGTTTTCAGAAGAATCAATAGCAAAGCAATCTGATTATAATGTCAATATACAAAGGATATATTTTTTGGATGAAGCACATAGGAGCTACAGGCCTACAGGTTCATTTTTAGCTAATCTTATAGCTTCAGATAGAAATGCGGTAATAATAGCTTTAACAGGAACGCCTTTGATTAGTAAAGAATATAACTCTAAGGATGTTTTTGGTAATTATATCCATAAATATTATTACAATCGTTCTATTGCTGACAGATACACATTAAGGCTTATTAGGGAAGGAATTACTACTACTTATGTGGTAAGAATGAGAGATGCTTTAGATCAGATTACAACAATTAAAGGTGGCATGAATAGAAAAGATTTATATGCTCATCCTAAATATGTAAAGGAACTAGTAAAGTACATAACTGATGATTTTGATAAAAGCAAGATTGCTTGTGGGGATAATACCATAGGAGCCATGATTGTCAGTGATTCATCTGAACAAGCAAGGGCTATTTTTGAAGAAATGAAGAATTATAAATATAAGTATGCCTTGATTTTGCACGATGAGGATGATAAAGATACAAGAAGGCAGGAAAGGATAGATTTTAAAAATGGAAGACTTGACTTCTTAATTGTCTTCAATATGCTACTTACAGGTTTTAATGCTCCAAGACTAAAAAAAATGTATTTGGGCAGAGTTATTAAAGATCATTCTTTGCTTCAAGCTTTAACGCGTGTTAATAGACCGTATAATTCTTTTAGATTTGGTTACGTGGTTGACTTTGCAGATATTAGGAAAGAATTTGATAAGACCAATAAAGCTTATTTTGATGAACTGCAAGAAGAACTTGGGGATGAATTTAAGCAGTATGATAATATCTTTAAGACACCAGAAGAAATTCAAAAAGATTTAAAGAATATAGAAGTAAAGCTTTTTATGTATAATACTACAAATGCAGAAAAGTTTTCACAGCAGATAAGTGCTATAGATTCCAAGGAGGAACTGCTGGAGATTCAGCATGCCTTGGAACTTTATAAAGATTTGTTTAATGTTGTCAAACTATTTGGCTATAGCCAATTAGCTGATAAATTCACGCTAAATAAGGCTAATAGTCTTTATAATGAAGTTAGCCACCGTATTAATACAGTTAATACAAAAGCTATGCTTTCTAATATGGAGAGCATGAAGGAAGTTCTTAATATAGCTTTGACAGAAGTAGATTTTCAGTTTAAGTGTGTTTCTAAGCAGGAACTTGTTATCGCTGATAAGCTGCGCGAAACGCTGGAGCGTACTAGAGGAGTATTAGTTAGGACGCATGATCCGAAAGATCCTGAATATATCTCTTTATTAGAGGAATTACAACGTCTGTTTGCTAAGAAAAATTTGGAAGAGCTTACAGCAGATGAGATGGAAAGTACTATTAAGGAGTTGGACTATATTTATAAGACTGCTGAACAAAAGAATTTGCATGATCAAATGATTGCTGATAAATATACTGGAGATTATAAATTTATGAGGATAATGCCACATGATTCTATTAAAGACTGGACAGTGGGAATTGCATTTGTTTCAACCGGTGGAGACTGTGAGCTGCAGCCTACCGAGCTTAATTACTTAGAAAACATGTTTTATAAAGACGCGAAAGCAACTAACCGTTTCCATGTTGTTAATACTGTTACACCTACACTAGGTATAAATGATAACGGTGTAGCTATTGACATGAAGAACAATCTTAAAGGCATAAAAATGATGCTTGGACTACTAGGATACAAGGTGTTTGAACCAGTAGTTAAGCAGAACCTTTCTGATACAGAAATATATATGTTTGTTAGGAATGCTGGTAAAGACAATGAATGCAATGGCAAAATGATCATAGCAGATGACAAGTTTGTCCTGCTAAAAGGTGCTTTGATAGAACCTAAGTTGGCAACATATGTTCCTAAGGCATATAAAAAATTACGCGATGATTACAAAGACTATGTAGACCAACAAAATCATACGACAAAAGATTTGACCTTTGTTAGCCCGTCCGCAGCTGCTGTATATATATGTGGTAAAAATAGTAACGGACGGAAAGAATGGGTAAATAAAAAAACGAATATTGAGTTGGGGCAATACCTAGATAGTTCTAATTAGTGAAATGATAAGAAGACTAAAGGTATTAGCTAAGAAAAGTAATCAACTTGGGGTTAAAGGGAGAAATAATGGATAGACAGCCAACTCTTGATAGTTTATTTGATGAGATAAGATCATATCAGGATTCACAGCATTATTGGAAACTATTAAGGTCAGTGTCCAAAATGACATGGGTAGCACCGTATAATGCAATGCTTATAGAAATACAAAGAAGTGGATGCCAATTTGCCGCTACTGCAAGAATGTGGCATAGCATTGGTGCCACAATTAAGCCAGGAGCAAATCCGCTGATGATCTTGCAACGGTTTGGTCCAGTGGATTTTGTCTTCGATATTGCCGATACAGAAGGCGGTAACGATAAAGAGATAGAAAAATTGAGAAATCCTTTTGCAGCTGTTGGTACCACAATATCTCCTGATGCAATTAAGATAATAGAAAACAATGTTAAAGCTTATGGTATTGAAATTAATTACCAACCCAAAGGTGCTGGGCTGGGAGGGTACTGTAGAGGCAGTGAAAATAAAGAGAAATATGTTAAGTTTTGTCATTATAATAAAAGTAGCAGGATAGAATATTTAATTCATTGTTATTTTGAGATAGTTGTCAACTCAAGTGAAGATGTTACAACGTTGTTTTCTTCGTTAATTCATGAGCTTGGCCATGTATTTTGTGGCCATCTTGGTTCGACAGATGGTATGCCTTGGAAAGATAATGGTAAAGCTGATAAAAATGTGAAGGAATTTGAAGCAGAAAGTGTCTGCTGGCTTGTTTGTTCACGTTTAGGGATACAGACATCTTCTGCTGGATATCTCCATGGCTATATTGAAAAAAATAATATTATACCGCGAGGCGTAAGCAATGATAATATACTTAAAGCTGCTGGCAAAATAGAGGGATTGCTTAAACCTTTGGATGTACCACCTAAAGAGTTAATTCTTTCTAAAGAGAAAATAGAAAAAGAAGAAATGGATTTGTTTAAGTAGAGCAATTGGGCTATGTTGATTTTTGAAAATGTTAGGTAAGCATTAGCATGACTTTGCCAGAGAACTTACTGATGGTATTGTTAAGGATGCTTAGGGAATTATCGAAGAAGCTTTATCTGCACGATGTTGAGTCTAATTGAAATTAATTTGCTATACTTTGTTTACTGCAAGGCAAGTAAATAATAAAAAGGAAGCGAAAGGATTATGACATGAATACCACCTTGAATGAAGAAAAATTAAACAAAGCAGTGCAAGATCGTGTAAAGAAAGATATCGATGCAACTTTTGATACATTTACTCTTGAGCAAATGAAAGAAATGGATTATATTGGAGAAAAATTAGCTTTGGTAGCTTTTGATGATATTTTAAATGTAAACAAACGAATCAATTTTGAGGAAGCATTTTCTTCATGTTCAGATAATGAGAAAACATTGTTTTTACGCGAATATGTGTATTTTCAAGTCTATTTAATAGTGAAAAAAATTATGCTGCTTTTAAATAATCAGGAAGCTGCTGATTATATTAAAATGGCCTTTTATAGTTTTTTGCAGAAAATCTATGAAACACAAATAAAGCCAGAAATTGAATACGTTTCTGAAGAATATTTTAAAAGGTATGTAGCCTATGATAAGTTTTACAATAGCAGAGAAGCAAGGGACGCTTCCTCGGAAGAACTTTTTAGAGGTATTTTTGAAATGATATGTGTATTTGCAAATAAAGATAGTAGCATGGTAACTGCGCAAATGATGGACTATACTTTTCGTAGTTTTGCTGTTTCATTTCAAAAAATTAATGAGCTAATTGGATGCGCGAAAAAAGCTTTTCCAACACATAAAGATAATTTAAAAACTATATTTTTGTGGTTATGTCTAATTATGATAGTTGGTGCTGTCTTAGTTGTGATGAAAAAGTTTTGAATTGAGCTACGCCTACTAAAATAATCTTTAAGTCAAGTAATTACCAGTAATTAGGTCAGAGGATGGGCAAGACAAATAAGTGAACTATGCTAATGGTGGGGAAAGATGTACTAGATTTAACGCCGGACTAGTTATCCACAGCTAGCCCGGTAATTTTTTGTCTAAGTACTGGCCTTGCTTTAGGGGCAGTTATACCTCATCAAATACCTAAAAACCTACATGAAAAAAATTTAAAATGCTGAAACTCTCATGTTTACTAGGATGGACTGTTATGTAGGATAAATATGTCTCATTTGGCCACTTGCCAAACAAGTGTTCGGTTGATATAATTGGGCCATAACAAGTTCGGAGGTAACGAAAAATGGCAAAAGATATTGTCTGTCCGGAGTGCGGTGAGACTATTTTAAAGGCCGGAGATTTACCTTTTTCGCCTGAGGAAAGGTACTCCATACAGATTGATTGCCCTCATTGCAAGAAGCGGGTTAAGGTTGAAGTTGATAATGATTGGGATATTGAACCACAGTAGAAAAGAGGCTAGGGGAATGGTAGTTTGCCAAGGTTGCGGAGAGGTTATTCTTACAGCAAAAGAGCTGTCAGCGTGCAAGGAAGATATTGATGGGTGTGTGGAAGCTACATGTCCGAAGTGCGGTAAAGTAGTAAAAATTAAAATTGGCCGAGGAAAGTTAACTAAGAAATTCTTTAGGAAGAAAAGCATAGCTTGTCCTTCCTGTGGCTATAAAAGGATAGGAGACGCTTTTGAAGGAACAAAATATGAAGCCTTCCCAGAGGAAAAAATACCTGATGGCTGGGTTCCTGACTTCTTTCATAAGTGTCCAAAGTGTAAGCGGGAAATAGGTATTAGAAAAATTTAATATTACTTGAATATGAGCACGATGCGACATACTGACATTGGGCCTGACAAGTTAGCTGATTTTATGGCTAATCTTGTTAGGTCTATTTTTTTAGCCAAATCGCTCAAAAGTGTTATTTAGTTTACATATCTAAGCATGAAAATAAAATATTAAATTATTTTTCAGTTTTTGTGTGTCAAAATCCTAAAAACAAATGTACCTAGTGGGCGAAGAAAATTTTTGAAAAAAGTTTTTTAAACTGGTCAAAAACTGTCTAGTTTAACTTTTATTCTTATCGCAGAGAAAGGAAAGGGGGTGAGAGTGTGAACGGCAAAATGATGGCTTCAGAAAGACGCCAACGATTATATGATGCCTTGTGTTTAAGGCGGCATGATAATGTTCCCAATTTGAGCTTTGAGTTTGGTGTTTCAGAAAAAACAATACGCAGAGACATTGCGGAACTCACACTCTCATATCCCATAAAAATGCTTAGTGGCAGATACGGTGGCGGAGTCAAGGTTGAGGATTGGTACCATCCAGGCCGTAAGACTTTGTCACCGGTTCAGGCGCAACTGCTAAAGAAATTAGCTACTTCTTTAAATGGTCAAGACCTGAAAATCATGAACAGCATTTTTGTTGACTTTTCTCGATATTAGAAAGGAAGTATTACTTATGGAAACCAAAGAAATCGTTTTTGAGCTTCGCAGACTTGCTGACAAGATAGAAGGTAAAAAAACGGCTGAAGGAGCTCCAAAGCTAGATTTAGAAGCTGTAAGAGGTCTTTTAGCTAGTAAGTCTAGATCTGGTAAGACTGCTGAAGTTAAACAGCTTTTAGTGTCTTTTGGGGCAGAAAAAGTATCTGCAGTGAAACCTGAAGATTATGCAGCTTTATACAAGGCTGCCAATGAATTATGACGGAGCATGCGGTACTATCCGCTTCTTCTAGCCATAGGTGGCTTAAATGTACGCCATCTGCCAGGCTGGAACTGGAATTTGAGGACCAAACGTCAGAAGCTGCTGAAGAAGGTACTGCAGCTCATGCCTGGTGTGAGTATAAGCTTCATAAGGCCTTGGGACAAAAATGTACTAAGCCAAAGACGAAATTCGATTGTCAAGAAAGGGACGCTTACACTAACGATTACACTTCTTACGTTTTAGAACAGTATGAGCAGGCCAAAGCTACCTGTAAGGCACCTCTTATGCTTATTGAGCAGCATCTAGACTTTAGCTGCTATGTACCACAAGGTTTTGGTACGGGAGACTGCATTATCGTAGCGGATGGCAAACTCCATGTAATTGATTTCAAATATGGCCAGGGCGTTTTAGTAACACCTGATCATAATCCTCAAATGATGCTTTATGCACTAGGTGCACTTACCCTGTTTGATTTTCTCTATGCTATTCCGGAAGTTGAGTTAACAATTTATCAGCCAAGACGGGATAACGTAGACACCTGGGTAGTTAAGGTAGAAGACCTTAAGGCCTGGGCAGAAAAAGAACTGAAACCACATGCACTTTTAGCTTTTGAAGGTAGGGGAGAATACACTCCCGGTCCGCATTGCCAATTCTGTAAAGCTAAGGCTTTATGCAGGGCAAGGGCAGAGGCAAACCTCAGTGTTGCCAGGGATGATTTTGCAATACCTCCAATTTTAACTGATGAAGAGGTAGAAAAGATTCTAGGCACTATTGAGCACCTTACCAAGTGGGCAGAAGAAATTTACAGCTATGCAGCAGACGCGGCCATTAATCATGGTAAGAAGTGGCAAGGCTTTAAGCTGGTAGCCGGTAAGACCAACCGTAAGTTTACGGATGAAAAGCTGGTGGCTGAAGCTGCCAGGGAAGCAGGTTATCACAAGCTGTATCGTAGAAGTCTTATTACCCTAACTGAAATGGAAAAGATGATGGGCAAGGAAAGATTTAATGAAGTGCTAGGGGCCTATGTAGTTAAGCCCCAAGGAAAATTAAGCTTACCACAGATATAACAGCTTTTGTTTTAGTATTTCCACCTTTAGATGAGGATGACAAGTATTGCGTTTTGCCTTATTTCTGGATACCGGAAGAAAGCATGGACTTAAGGGTAATGAGGGATCATGTTCCTTATGATGTTTGGAAGAAGCAAGGTTTCTTAGAAACAACGGAAGGAAACGTGGTCCATTATGGGTACATCGAAAAGTTTATAGAGCAGCTTGGTACTAAATTTAATATCCGGGAGATAGCCTTTGACCGGTGGGGCGCTGTACAGATGGTACAGAACTTGGAAGGCATGGGCTTTACGGTGGTGCCTTTTGGCCAGGGCTTTAAGGATATGTCTCCTCCTACCAAGGAACTGATGAAGCTTACCTTGGAGCAGAAGATAGCTCATGGTGGGCATCCGGTACTCAGGTGGATGATGGATAACATCTTCATTCGTACCGATCCTGCCGGCAACATCAAGGCAGACAAAGAAAAATCCACAGAGAAGATTGACGGTGCAGTAGCCACTATTATGGCTCTTGACCGTGCAATTCGCTGTGAAAATGACAATGGCGCATCTGTTTATGATGAGCGGGGTATTTTGTTTATATAGAGACAATATTACGATAAATGCTACAAAATTGTTCGAACAACTTTTATGTTGTTTATTTAATCTTGAAAGACAAAGTTCAGTAATGCCTTAGCTGCAATTATCGTATCTGCCCAAGCTATGCCTGAAGCGTAATCATACTTCTTTTGATAATTAGACCAAAGTTGTTGCATTTCAGGGCTGTCTTTTATTTCTTGTAAGATTGTTAAGCCATCAGCAATAATGAACTGTGAAGAACGGTTTCTGCAGGTAGCAAGAAATGCGGTTTTAAACGTGACTTGAGAAAGAGGAGAAGTATTTATGCTTTGAAGAATATAAATATCGTAAAAATCTCTAAGACGGGTATTTGCAGTGCCACGGCTTAGAACAGTTTCTAACTTTTCAGCTAATACAGTTTCTAAATTATATGACCAGATTGGAATAGTTCTGTTTTCAAACATCAATTTGAAATTATAAGATATTTCCTTTGGGGTGATTGCATCACCGGTAGAAATATCTATTTTTAAAGGAGTCCTTGTGTTTTCCAATGTAGCGGTTAAAGAGGCTCTTACTCCGCTGTATTCAGCATCATCCATGATTACACTTACATCTTTGATGGTAAAAGAAACACCATCTTCAATGGGAACAGCGATAATTTTAGAAATAATTTCTTTTGCGGTAACTACAGACAAAGGAAGATTTTTAACTGTGGTATCAATGTCTAAGGTTGCGCGAGTGTCTAATCCAACAATAGAAGCTATAAGCATACCACCTTTTAGAATGAAATTATCTTTGTATTCTGAGGCAGCAATACGTTCTAGAAAGCGTTCCATGATATAGTTGCGCATAATGATTTGTGAACGAGTACTATTGCCCTTGGCTTGCTTTTTGATTAATTCTTTAAGCTTGTTAGCATTTAATCTCATTACAATAATACCTCCAAATATCTTCTTAAAATTTTATCTACGTGTAATTCCTTGGCATAGCGCATGAGTAAAGGAATATTTTTAGATTTTGACTTTGTGTATGTTTTAAGTGCAGCTTGCAAATCTTGAATTTCAATGTTCTTTCTGCTGCGTAATATATCACAAATTGTGCGTTCGGCATTGTAGCATTTAAGTTTATGACCATTAGGAGATTGAACTTCAGTTAATCCTAGTTCGAACAGTTCTTTTTTGATGGAATAAACTTTAACACCAAGAGCTGAAAGGGAAGAGTAGTTATAACTAGTTTTTACGGTGGCGGTATATTGCAAAGGCTCTCGTTCAGCTAAGTCCAATAGGTATAAAGCTGTTTCATGGGAGTAAATAATGCCATTAAAACGTAATTGCATAATATATAAGTCATCTGGCCAGGCACCTTTTGCTACATAGATACCTTTAGCGACTCTTTCCAACGAGTTGTTTCTTACATAGTCAGCTAAATAAGTTTTAGAAATACCGTGCTTGATAACATTATCTGTGCATAGAATACCGTTGTTGTCTTTTTGGAGTTTTAAGAGCAGTTTAGTTTTAAGCATTATTCTCACCTTACTTTCGCGCTTAAATTATAATTCATTTAAGCGTAAAAGTAAAGTAAAGCATTTTAGGAGGTGATCCAGATTTTAGAAGTTTTTAGTAAGATTTTGAGGTCCAGGGATGAGCCTGTAACCAATTCTACAGTAGGAAGTGCCTTTAGTTTTTTCTTAGGCAGCAGTACTTCCGGTAAAAGGGTTACGGAACGTAGCTCCATGCAGATGACTGCTGTTTACTCCTGCGTGAGAATCTTGGCAGAAGCGGTAGCAGGGCTGCCCTTACATTTATATAAATATAACGATAGCGGTGGCAAGGAAAAAGCAATCCTTAATCCGCTATATTTTTTACTCCATGACGAACCAAATGTGGAAATGACCTCCTTTGTATTTAGGGAAACGCTCATGACACACTTGCTCCTCTGGGGTAATGCTTATGCCCAGATTATTCGTAATGGCAAGGGCGAGGTTATAGCCTTATATCCTTTGATGCCCAATAAGATGACTGTAGATAGGGATGAGAAAGGTAATCTGTACTACGAATATTATCGAAGTTCAGATGAAGCACCAACATTAAAAGGTACATCAGTTATTCTAAGACCTTCGGATGTTCTCCATATTCCAGGCCTTGGTTTTGATGGTCTGGTAGGCTATAGTCCCATTGCCATGGCCAAGAATGCCATTGGCATGGCCATTGCCTGTGAGGAATACGGAGCTACCTTTTTTGCTAATGGTGCTACTCCGGGTGGTATTCTAGAGCATCCTGGTGTGGTGAAAGATCCGGCCAAGGTAAGGGAAAGCTGGAACAGTGCTTTCGCAGGCAGTGCCAATGCTAATAAAGTAGCTGTTTTGGAAGAAGGCATGAAGTACACGCCAATTTCTATTTCTCCGGAGCAGGCACAGTTCCTGGAAACCAGAAAATTTCAGATTGATGAAATAGCTCGAATTTTTCGAGTCCCACCTCATATGGTTGGTGACTTGGAAAAGTCGAGCTTTTCTAATATAGAGCAGCAATCTCTGGAATTTGTGAAATATACCTTGGAACCTTGGCTGATCCGTTGGGAGCAGTCCTTGGTAAGGGCGCTTCTTACTAAAGAAGATAAGGCTAAGTATTTTGTGAAGTTTAATGTGGATGGCCTCTTGCGTGGTGATTACCAGAGCAGGATGACCGGCTATGCCACGGCAAGACAAAACGGTTGGATGAGTGCCAACGATATTCGTGAGTTGGAGAACTTAGACCGTATCTCCCCGGAAGAAGGCGGAGATTTATACCTTATTAACGGCAACATGACCAAGCTTGCCGATGCGGGAATATTTGCAGCGAATGCGGGAAAGGAGAAAACAAGCAGTGAAGAAGTTTTGGAAGTGGAAAAACAAAACGGTAGTAAATCAGGAAACAAAGGAATCGACCGAAGAAAGAACACTGTTCCTTAATGGCATGATTGCCGAAGAAAGCTGGTTTGACGATGATGTTACACCTAAGATTTTTAAGGAGGAGCTGATGGCAGGTTCCGGGGACATCGTGGTTTGGATTAACAGTCCTGGCGGTGATTGTGTGGCAGCAGCTCAGATTTATACCATGCTGATGGACTACAAAGGCAAGGTTACCGTGAAGATTGACGGTATGGCTGCCAGTGCAGCTTCTGTTATTGCCATGGCAGGCGAAAAGGTGTTCATGAGCCCGGTGTCCATGATGATGATTCACAATCCGGCAACGGTAGCTTTTGGAGATAAGGGCGAATTTCAAAAGGCCATAGATATGCTTTCCGAAGTAAAGGAATCCATTATCAATGCCTATGAAATTAAAAGCTCTCAGTCCAGGGCGAAGATTAGCCACCTCATGGATGCAGAAACATGGATGAATGCCAATAAGGCTGTAGAGCTTGGCTTTGCAGATGGCATCTTGCAAAGAAAGACAGAAGATGAAGATTTGGAAGAACCGCAAGTATCTATGATGTGCTCCAAAATGGCGGTAACAAACTCTTTAAGAGATAAGCTTGCCGCTAGGTGTCATATTGAGAAACCAGTAGTACTGACGACATGAATGCAGCAGCCTTAAAGAATTCAGCCGACAGCATGGGTATGGATAAGGCCTGGGAAAATACCAAGAAAGCCTTAAGCGGTACTTTGGATAACATCAAGAATTTTAAGGAAACTAATAATATTGACCTAGATTACAAAGGCCTGCCTGGCAGGAACAGCGAGGATGCTGAGAATACTGCTGCTACCCAGGACTTAGGTGACATTAAGAAGAATGTTGCCAAGATTGCCAAGACAACTGAATACGGCAAGCAGGCTGTAGATAACATGCGTAACCTGCAGGGTAAGATTGCTTTTTACGCCGCCGATGGTACCAACTGCATGAGGACCATTGGTATGGCCATGGAAGGTACACCTTTTGAAGGACTTATCAATGTGGATGATGCCTATGCGGTAGCCAAGAAAGAAGGCCTGGATAGGGATACTTCTTATCAGCCTAAAGCCAGCGATATTATTTTGGTGGGTGGCTATGATGCTAACGGTAACTGGGACCCTAGGATGCATGCGGCCATGGTTACGGAAAAAGGTGGCGTTATCCAAAACGGCAAGAGTCATGATGGTGTATGGGAATCAGACCTTACACCTCAGGAGATGTTTGGTAACAATATCACAGGCTATATAGCATCAAGTCAGCTCTATACCAAGGGCAGTGTCAGTGAAAAAGCAAGCGTAGCTGATTTAAAGAAAAAGGCTCTGGACTGGGAAAGCACGGTTAATTCTATTAAGGATAAGGCCAGCGATTTGGCAAGAAATGTTTCTAATCGTATGGGACTTATTGATTTAACGGGAGTTAGAAAAGAATTTGTAGAAACCAAGCAGGAATGTACCAAGAGCATTACTGATATGGAGCGTTCCTACAGGGACCTGGCCCTGGATTATGCGAAAAGCACAGCCAGTGAGCAGGAAGTAATGAGAAATGCCTGGAAGGAATCAGGCCTGGAATTTGAAACAATAGAGGGTGGCAGGGTATCTTTTGCCAAGCAAGTAGCCAAGGAACGTACCCTTATTGAGGAAGAAACCCAGGAAAAGATAAAAGCTTTGAATTATGACAGGCAGAAGTACTTGGATGATCTGGACAAAGCTAAGAACGAGGGGGATATTAGCAAGCTGGGTGAACTTTTAAGCACTGAGGAGGCTAATAATAACCTTAGGCTGGGAAATGCCCAGAACTTTGCTGATGAATATGAGAAGCTTTGGAAGGATGCCAATACAACTTTTAAGGAAAGTTTTCTTGGTTCTATTAGGGATGTGGAAGGAACCTTTAGTGACTTCTTTACGAGTGTTATTTCCGGACAGAAAAGTCTTAAAGATGCCTTCGTAGACTTATTGCAGTCTTTCATTAATATGATAGCTGAGATGGTAGCTCGTTGGGCTGCAGCTCAGCTTACCCAGCAGATATTTGGAGCTTTTGGGCTTCTTCCCAAAAATAATAACAATAATAATTCGAGTGTTATTTCTGTCTTTGGTTCTGCTGCATCAGCATCACTGTTTAAAAGGAATGCCGGTGGCGGTGCTGTTAGCGGTTTAACCTTGGTAGGCGAGCAGGGACCTGAGCTTTTATATCTGAATCACTCTTCTAGGATATTTAATAACAGAGATACCAGGGCTCTTATGGGCGGTGGCAGCGTCAATATGTATGTGAATACGCCTGATGCCGAGAGCTTTAAGCAGTCCAGGGCACAGATAAGTGCAGGTCTTGCCGGCATGATAGCCAGAGGGAGGCGTAATACTTAATGAGTAGTTATTTTCATGAAGTTAGGTTTCCTTTAAGCATTGGCGCAGGCTCTACTTTTGGCCCAAGCTACAGTACTGATATTGTGCAGATGCCAAACGGGGCAGAGCAGCGCAATGTTAACTGGCAGTATCCTAGGTGCTCCGGCAGTGTTTCTTTGGGAGTGAAAGAAGAAGGAGAGTTTTATAAGCTTTTAGTTTTCTTTCACAACCGCTGTGGCAAGGCCTATGGTTTCCGGTTTTATGATTATTTTGACCATACCGGTGACCGTGAATACTTGGGACGTGGCGATGGTACCAATAAGGTGTTTCAGCTAAGAAAGTTTTATATAGACGAAGAACTGTGGATTGCCAAGGAAAGAAAGATTCTAAAGCCGATTGAAGGTACAGTCCATGTCTATTTTGTACCCATTGGAGAAAAGGATGTACTGTCTTGGCAGAGAGCCTCGGAAATAAGAAAGCAAAAAGAAGGCACTGAGCAAAACCTAAACTGGAGCGTAGATATTACGACAGGTGTAGTTACTTTTACAGAAGCACCTCCGGTAAATACTTTAGTTATGGCAAGCTTTGAGTTTGATGTGCCAGTGCGCTTTGATACTGATTCCATGCCTGCAAGCTGGGAACTAGTGCAGGCAGCAGGCTGGACTGACATACCCTTGATAGAATTAAAGTTTTAAAAGGGACTTGTAATGATAAAATATATAATTGTATTGACAAATAATACTTTTGTGGTATTATTAACGCAAGAGGTGATGACATATGACTCAAAGTAGTAATCTTAATATTAGAATGGATGCTGATCTTAAGAGAGAGTTTCAGGATATAGTATCTGAACTTGGTCTTACAACTACTGTGGCTTTGAACGCTTTTGTTAAAACAGTAGTTAGAGAACGCAGAATTCCATTATCTTTGGACTTAAATGTTCCCAATAAATTAACGCTTCAAGCACTTGAAGATGTCAAACATAATAAAAATATACAAGGACCATATGATAGCGTTGATGCTTTGATGGAGGCATTGGATGCTGAAGATTAAGTTTTATTCGCAATTTAAAAAAGATAGAAAGAAAGCTTTAGCTAGAGGGCTTGACGATAATCTTTTACGAGAAGTAATTACCATTTTAGCTAATGAAGAAAAATTACCAGAAAAATATAGAGATCATGCATTGTTGAATTCACGTAAATATTTAAATGCACATGAGTGCCACGTTAAGCCAGATTGGTTGTTGATCTATTGCATTGATGGAAATAATTTAATATTGACATTAGTTAGAACAGGAACCCACAGTGATTTATTTTAAGACATCTACTTCGGTAGGTGTCTTTTCTTTTGGAGGTTTTATGAGTGTCTTAAGCATTTACGGCGGTGATGTCACGGCCGGAAGCATTGATGGAGATTTAATAACGACAGAAAGAAAAATAGCTCTTAAAGGCACCAGGGGAAATCCGGTAACGAAAACCTATGCCTTAAGAGCTATTAGTACATCTAAGCCGGCTTGTGTTGTAAAGATTACTTTAGACGGATCACAGAAAGATTGGTTTGCTATCTCTTTAGATGGTGCAAGATGGGAACAGAGAATTGACATTCCGTATATTAAAGACGAGAATGTCTTATTTTTTATCAAGTGCAATATACCGGAAGATGCAGATTATGGAGATAACACTGCTAACTTCCTTAACTTAGACTATTTTGGAGGTGTGTAGCTTGGCACTACATTTTTATATAAACGGAACAGAAGGAGGACAGGACGGTGAAGAACTCAGCAATGGAGATTTTACTAAGCCTTTACTGTTTGATGGTTTCTATCCTGGAACTGGCGTAACCATATATAAAGCTTTGCCAATATACATCAGGGCAGATGCTGGAGAAACTTACTATTTAGTGCAGATAGAAATACGGGGAGATTCAGCTAGAAAATTTTATTTTACTAACACTGTTGGTATGAATGGCGGTGGAAACTATGGCGCTGATAATGGCTTGAATTATGGTGGTACCTATTATTACAGGGGTGCTAAAATCATAGGCGTGGTTGGTGATACAAACATAAAAATAGTGGTACTTGCTTCAGCCAGTGGCGATGAAACAAACAGCCCAGATCTAACTACAAAAATTAATGCAAGGAGTTGTTATAATGGCGCATCTTAAACTGTATTTAAATGGTACTCCGGGAGGCACGAATGGAGAAGAACTAACGGAAAGCACTGTGCTTAAAGGCATTATGACTAATACGCATGCCAGTTACAAAGATTATGGTGGTGCTATATTGCCTGTATGTCTTAGATGCGATACAGGATTTAAAGCAAGTAATGTTGTTTTTAAGAATATAAATAATGTTTTTTCTCTTCCTGGTTACTATCAAAATAAAGGTTATTATACGATAGACAACCTAGAAACATTTAAAAACATTTGTGGAAACGGAACATTTATTTTTAATGGATTGTCAACTATTACTCCTTTTGCGGTAGGAAATATCAATGTCATGGTTATTTTGTGTATTGAAGCAGCTAGTACTGATACGACTGCCTTGACTGACTTGTTTTCAGTATCTTATGTGGAGGATGCAACGGCATGAGTATTTTACTAACTGTTTCATTGCAACGACTTATTGGAGAACCTTCCACAGGTGAAGCAATAGGAGATTTGAAAAGAACGTATAGTGCTACACCACTTACAGCCAGTTGTTTGAGAGCCATTAATACAGCAGGAGACACAGAAATAGTTGGAGACGTTAGCAGGGTTTATCAGCAAGGTGGTGCTATTGTAAGTGCATTAAGGGCCATAGGTACATCTGGAAACAATGAATACCCAGGAGATTTGGAACGTATTTATCAGCCCGGCGGTATCATTGCCAAGGCACCGAGAGCTATAAATACTGCAGGTGACAATGAAATCAAAGGCGATTTTCTTAGAATTTGTTTTGTTACTCTGGCGCATATGACAGAAGATAGTTACATAATCCTTACTGTTGAACAGCCTTATGGTATTCCTTGGATGGGAAATGAAATAGTCCACAGTGCCTGGTGCTGGAAGATAACTAGGACTGATGGTGTAGTACTTGGTTTTACCTCCCATGATGAGGACATCGAATATAACGGAGTGGTGTATAAGGCATCAACAGGATTTGCGCCTACTGCAGTTTCCACAAGCGGTGATATGGCGGTGGACAACCTTGATGCTGAAGGTATGCTGCGAGGTGGGGCCATTACTGCAGAAGATTTACGTAAGGGTATTTATACTAATGCCGCTATTGAGGTGTTCCTTATTAACTACCAAAATACCAAAGATGAGATATTTATGTTGCGCAAGGGCACGCTTGGTGAAGTAACCTATGGCAAGAATGGTTTTAAGGCAGAAATAAGGGGCCTCATGGAAGCTTATCAGCAGCAAAGCGGTAAAGTATATCAAAAGAGCTGTAGGGTGGCCCTGGGCAGCAAAGAATGCGGTATGTATATGCCTAACTGGACTTATACAGGCACAGTTACAGGAATTCAGGAGGATGGTTCGTTTGTCATAGATGTTAAGAAGGCGGAGGACTTCTTTGATTATGGTGTAATTGCTTGGCAGACAGGAAAGAATGCAGGCAGTCAGATGGAAGTAAAGAAGTATTATTCCACAGGCAAGACAGAATTATTTCTTCCCATGGCTTATGCAGTAGGCTTAGGTGATACCTTCCAGATAACCGCAGGCTGTGATAGCAACGCCACTACCTGCAGAAATAGATTTAATAATCTGGCCAACTTTAGAGGCGAGCCTTATATTATTGGAAACTCCTACTCTGCAAGCTATCCGGTAAGTGCATCAGACAACATTGTATCTGAAGGTGGAGATGTACGGATAGGTGCATATAAATGGGAATAGTTGTTTAATTTTTAAAGGCGTAGTATAATATGTACAAACTGGAAGTTGTAGAGGTTGAAATTATGAAGAAGACAAATGCCGTAGTTCTTGCAATTTTGGCAGCATTGTTTTATGCGATAAGCATACCAGTATCCAAGGTACTGTTAAGGTATACTGCACCGACTATGCTTGCTGCATTCCTATATATTGGGGCAGGAATTGGAATTGGAATTATTTACTTTGCTAAGCAAAATGTCAAAAGCAAGAGAAAAAAATTGAACAGGGAAGATCTCCCATATACAACCGGAATGATAGTGTTGGATATTGCTGCGCCAATTCTATTAATGAATGGTATATCACGGACGGCAGCAGCTAATGTTTCACTATTGAATAATTTTGAAATTGTTGCTACGGCAGTAATTGCTTTTTTCATTTTTAAGGAAAAAATATCATTACAAATGTTGGTTGCTTTGTGTTTAATAACATTATCCAGCATGGTTTTGTCATTTGAGGGGATGGAAAGTTTCAACTTTTCTATAGGATCTGCAATGGTTATTGCAGCAACAATTTGTTGGGGATTTGAAAACAATTGTACTAGAAAAATATCAGCAAAAGACACTTATGAGATAGTGACGTTAAAGGGAGCTTGCTCAGGGATAGGCTCATTGCTAATAGCCTTATTAATTGGTGAGAGAATGCCAATGCCTATAATAATCTTGATGATACTATTACTGGGATTTGTTGCTTATGGGTTGAGTATTTTTACTTATGTAAGAGCCCAAGAGGTGATAGGGGCAGCCAAAACAAGTGCGTTTTATGCTTTGTCACCATTTATTGGTGCACTGCTATCTTTTTTGATTTTACATGAAAAATTATCGGATGGATATTTGACAGGACTTATCATAATGATAGTGGGATCAATTCTTGCAATAGATGATACTATGCGTTATAGGCATAACCATGTTCATAGTCATAGTCATATAATTCATCATTTGTATCATGGCAAGATTGTAAGTGAGCGAATTATACATGAACATGCGCATTCACATATGGGTTTTGGATTTGTACATTTTCATGCTCACTGAAAGATAACTTCCGATTTGTTGCGCAGGTTATAAGCATTTTTCTGCCTAAGAGGTGCACGGATTGGCCTTGAAGAAAACTGATAATGAAATTAAAAGCATAGGGATGAGGACAAATCAAATGAAAGAGTTAATTGCCTGCTGTGGTTTAGACTGCGAAAAATGTGAAGTTCGTAAAGCAACTATGATGAATGACGATACGCTGAGGGAAAAAGTGGCACAAGACTGGTCTGAGTTGAATACGGTCCGAATCACGAAGGAAATGATTAATTGCATTGGGTGTCGGGTAGACGGTGTAAAAACCCCCTTTTGTGCTGGTATGTGTGAAATTAGAAAATGTGCTCTAAATAAAGGATTTGCAACTTGTGGTGACTGTCAACAACTGGAGTGCTGTAAAACTTTGGGGATGGTCATCGGAAACAACAAGGAAGCTTTGGAAAATTTGCGAAAAGGCGGGTAAACCAGGACCGTCAAGTGCAAAGAATCCACATATTGAGGCGGAAGGATATGTTTTATATTACACAAACCAATGCCCATTTAATGGTAAATCTAACTTCCGATTTGGTGAATTGACTATACTATATTGTTTAATAGCATCGCTCAAATGGGCGGTGCTATTTTTATGACTATTTTGGAGGTGATAACATGAAACGAAGTGAAATAGTAAAAGAAGCAAAAGGATGGATTGGCACCAAATGGCAGCACCAGCAGGCTACAAAACAGGTGGCTTGTGATTGTGCAGGCCTGGCTAGAGGTGTATATGCCAATCTTACCGGTACGCAGGTGGAGATAATGGATTACCCGGCTACCTGGCACTTGTTCAAGAAGGAAGAGCGCCTCTATGAAACCTGCAAAGAAATAATGGATGAGATTAAGCTTTCAGATATCAAGGCCGGAGATATTTTGCTTTTTGCGTTTAGACTTAGCTTTGTCTGCCATCACCTTGGTATATATACAGGCAAGGGTACTTTTATTCATAGCGACATGGATGCAGGCAAGGTTATTGTAAGCAGGTTGGACAGCTTTTGGAAGAGCAGACTTAGATGTGCTTTTAGGTTTAGAGAGGTGGAGGATTAATGGCTACACTTGGTGCGTCCTTATTTCTTGCTGCTAACCACATGAGCCTGTTTGCTTCTTTCCTGATCATGACGGCAGCTACGGTGGTGGATAACTATCTCATATCTTCTTTGTCTTCTGGAACCAAGGTAACCCAGGGTAAGGTGGACGATTTGTCTGTTCAGACTTGTACGGTAGGCAGTGCCATATCCAAAGGGTATGGGAAAGTAAGGCTTACCGGCAATATCATCTGGGGAACTAAATACACTGAGCATATTAAACAAAGAGCATTTTAATTTCAAGGCGCTGATGCTGAAGGCGCTTGTCAGTACCTATAAACAGTTAAACAAAAAGTACGAAATCGGTCTTAAGACCAGGATTCGTAAGGTGGAGGATGATCTGCCTTTGTGGTACAGGCCCAGTGAGCATGGCTTAAGGTTCCTGCCGGGAGTCTTGGCTGAGACAATGGCCAAAAACGAAGCGGTAATCTATGCCGCAGAAGAATACTTTATCTACAGGGATGGTGTCTACCAGCAGATATCAGAAATGGAGGTGCAGCATATGTGCCAGCAGAAGATGCTTATTACCGAGACGAAGATGAATCAGATTATTGATGCAGAAAAGCAGTGGCGCTTAATGATAAGAAAAGAAATACGGGAACTTAATGCGAATCCCTATATCATTAACCTAAAGAACGGGCTCTACAATGTTATGGAGAAGGTCCTCCTGCCGCATACGCCTGATAACTATTCTACGGTACAACTAAACGTCAATTATGATGAGAAGGCAGATTGCCCGCTTTTTAAGAAGTTCCTGGCTGAGTCCATGGAGGGTGACATGGAGCAGGTATTTTTGTTACAGGAAATACTAGGCTACTTTCTTATACCAATAAACAAGGCCCAGAAGTGTTTTGTCATAGTGGGTGCTGCCGGTGCAGGTAAATCTTTGCTGCTGCGAGTCCTAAACGAACTGCTTTTAGGCAAGGAGAATGTGTCCAATGTGTCCTGGCAAGCCCTAAACGAAAGGTTCAAGACTGCGGAGCTTTTTGGCAAGCTGGCTAACATCTTTGCCGACCTGCCGACCAAGAACATAGATGACAACGGCATATTTAAGGCACTGGTTGGTGAAGATTTCTTGACGGTAGAAAAGAAGAACAAGAATCCTTTTTCCTTTCAGTCTACGGCAAGACTGCTGTTTTCCTGCAACAACATACCAAAAAATTACGGCGATCGGTCAGAAGGCTTTTACCGGCGGCTGATAATAGTGCGATTCAATCATACCGTGCCACAGGAAGAAAAGGATCCGGACCTCATAAACAAGTTCAGGCTGGAAGCAGACGGAATATTCCTTTATGCATTGCACGGCCTGCAGAGGCTGTTGGATAACAATAACAACACCTTTTCTGAAACGCAGAAGAACCGGGACGAGCTGCAACGCTATAGGGAAGAAAGCGACAGCATCCTGTCCTTTGTGAAGGAAAACTGCATTGTGGAAGCAAAAAAGGTTTCCGGTTCATTGGAGCTCTTTAATGCCTACAAAGTGTACTGTGAAGAATGCGGGCTAAAAGCCTTTTCTCAAAAAGCCTTTGTATCTCATTTATTAGCTGCGGTACCAGAGGTCACCAGAGGCAAGGACAATGTCGGAAAAAGGCGTGTTTTCAGGGGGATCGGGTTAGATGAATTTGCCAATTAAGCTTTTGAGGACACGTGGGACAGGAAACTTCTCCTATTCTTTTATATATATCTTAAATAAATGCATATATATACTTTTTTCCAGCTCCTTATGTAATAATAGGTTTTTTCCTGTCCTTGGTGTCCTCCGGCCAGTATTGACGCCATTTGTTATTGGACACGTGGAAAGGAGGTGTCAAAAATGAAAGAGTCGGCCATTGTTAAAAGTATTTTATTGTATCTAAAAACTGTGGATAACTGCTTCTTCTGGAAGGAGCACGGCGGTATGTATGGGACGGCTGGCATACCGGACATAATCTGCTGCCTGAATGGTTGGTTTGTGGCTTTTGAGGTAAAGAATGAAACCGGCAAGGTGACAAAGCTGCAGGATGCAACTTTACGAAAGATTATGCTTGCCGGTGGAAGAGCCGTAGTGGTTAGGTCTGTGGAAGACGTAAAAAAAGTTGTTGCTTGTTTTGTAAATGGAGGAGGCAATTATGTTAGAAGATAAAGTAAATCATCCCAAGCATTACACCAATGGGAAAGTAGAATGTATTGTGGCCATTGAGGCTGCCACGGAAGGACTAGTTGGTATTGCAGCTGTTTGTACTGCCAATGTCATTAAATATATGTGGCGCTGGCATCTCAAAGGCGGAGTAGAGGATTTACGTAAGGCAAGATGGTATTTGGATTATTTAATCAACGAAGAATGCAAGAAAAAGATACTTTGATATAAGTCTTAAGAAAACACTGAACACTGAAAAATGCATCGTTGCTACAACGCTCCAAAGGTAATAACAAAATTTGGAGGTGGCAGATGTTATGATAGATTCTGCTTTTAAAGATTATGAAAACCTGGCAGTAAATGTAATTATCAGGGCTGCCAAGGATTATAGGTTATATAACAGAGCTTTTAAGAAGCTTATGATTGACAAGGTACCAAAGGGCAAAGCGTTCAAGAGATGGGCTAAAAAGTGCAATAAGTATCATACAGGCATTAAAGAAATTGAGGAGTTCTTCTGTTCCACCTATTTTGCCACGATATCTGATGCTGACGGTCCCGCAATGCTGAAAGACCTGCAGAAAGAGGTGGGAAGGTGACACCTAGAGAATATCTTGAGCAGGCGGAGCACTTGGACCAGCTGATTGTTTCCAACCTGGTAGAATTAGAAAGATTACATTTAACTAAAAGTAACATCAGTCCTCCGAGTCTTGAGCCGCATTACAATGCAACACGCAATACCACAGCACCGTTCGTTTATAAGGTCGAGAAACTCATGTTGCTGGAAGATGAGATAAGAACTGAAACTAACAGGCTGGCAGAGCTGAGAACTCAGATCAGGCAGGCCATAGATTCCGTACCAAATACGGATGAGCGTTTAGTTTTAAGGTACAGATATCTGCAAAGCCTGACGTGGGAAGAGATTGCTATGAGGATGCACGCAGGTAGAATGAGCGTAATCCGATGGCATAAAAAGGCTTTAGAAGATGTCGTTATACCAGAATCAGCTAAAATATAAAAAAGTTGGTACGGTTTGGTACGCTTTGGTACGCTTTGGTACGGTTTGGTATGTTGTTTTGGCAAAACAATTGTGCTAAGATATAATCAGCAAGAAAGAATAAATAACGGATTAGCCTTGGAAGGATGACTTCCAGGGCTATTTTTATGCCCAAATGGAGGTAATGATTTGCCAAGAAGACCGAAGCGACCGTGTTCTTATCCAGGCTGCCCGAGACTGACTGAGGGAAGATACTGTGAAGAACATGAGAAGTTGGAGAATAAACGATATGAAAAATATGATAGAGATCCAAAGGTTCACAAGAAGTATGGACGAGTATGGAAACGAATACGTGATAGCTATGCCAGACAACACCCTTTGTGTGAGGAGTGTTTGAAGAAAGGTAAGTACGTAGCAACGCAAGAGATACACCATAAGCTGCCTTTGTCTAAAGGAGGTACTCATGATTGGTCTAACCTTATCGCTTTGTGCAAGGAGTGCCATGCCAGAATTCATGCAAAAAATGGTGACAGATGGCATACTCGCAAACGCAGTACCGGTGCGAGGTAGGGGGAGGCCAAATCTCCAAGCCTAGGACCAGAGCCAACGGGCACTTGGCCTTACGCACATTTTTTGCTATTCAAACGGGGTATATAACCCCTGATTGTTCGGAGGTGAGTGAAAATAGCTAAAGACGGGACATTAAGGGGCGGTGCAAGACCTGGGAGTGGTCCCAAAAGGAAAGCTTTAAAGGAGAAAATTAACGCAGGCAAGCCTGCTGAAGTAATTTTGACTCCGGATGCTGTCGACTTGGACGGCAGCGATATGCCCAAGCCCAAAGAATACATGATGGAGAAACAAAGAAACGGTGGCAGCTTGTGTGCCAAGGAAATATACGAGGAAACCTGGAAATGGCTGAAGGCCAGGGGATGCGAGAAACTTGTCAGCATTCAGCTGATTGAGCAGTATGCCATGTCTGTTTCAAGATGGATTCAGTGTGAGCAGGCAATTTCAGAATTCGGTTTCCTTGCCAAGCATCCAACAACCAACCAGGCTATTGCTTCGCCTTATGTGAGCATGAGCCAGAACTATATGAAACAGGTAAATCAACTGTGGTATCAGATATTCCAGGTGGTCAAGGAAAACTGTGCCAGCGAGTGGCAGGGACCTACGCCACAGGATGATGTCATGGAGCGCCTTTTGCGTTCCAGGAAAGGAAACTAATGATGAATGCAGATAAAACATTGGAGCTGCGTAAATTCAAGCAGGACCTTGGCCAGTATAAACACGTGCTGACCAGGCAGCAGCTCAGAACAATAAAAGGCCTTGCTAAGTCGGGTAACATTGCCGGTGCGTACAAAGGCCTGAAAACAATACTTGATAGGAGAAGTGCCTAGTGGAGAAGACAACAAAAGAAATGAAACTGGTGCCGATAGATAAACTGGTGCCTTATGTTAACAATGCAAGAACGCACTCAGCCGAACAGATCAACAAGCTGCGTTCCTCTTTGAGGGAGTTTGGCTTCATCAATCCCGTTATCATAGACGGCAATTTCGGAATAATAGCGGGACATGGGCGTGTAATGGCGGCCAAGGAAGAGGGCATAAAAGAAGTGCCGTGCGTATTGGTGGACTACCTTACCGAAGCACAAAAGAAAGCCTATATCCTGGCGGACAACCGCTTTGCCCTTGATGCCGGATGGGATGAGGAACTGTTGAAACTGGAAATCGAGTCTCTGCAAGGAGCTGACTTTGATGTTTCCCTTACGGGATTTGACCAGACGGAGATAGACAAGCTGTTTGATGTGGGGCAGGATGTCAAAGACGATGACTTTGATGTTGAAGAGGAACTGAAGAAGCCTGCCATAACAAGATTAGGCGACCTCTGGATTCTTGGAAACCACAGGCTTTACTGCGGTGATTCCACAAAGAAGGAAACATATGACATCCTGATGGCTGGCAAGAAAGCAAACCTTGTGGTTACGGACCCGCCATATAACGTGAACTATGAAGGAAATGCGGGAAAGATTAAGAATGACAATATGACCAATGATGCGTTTTATCAGTTCCTCTTTGACTCTTTCCTGAATATGGAAAAGGTCATGGCGGACGATGCGAGCATATATGTGTTTCATGCCGACACGGAAGGGCTTAACTTTAGGAAAGCCTTTTCCGATGCCGGTTTTTATTTGTCCGGTACCTGTATCTGGAAGAAGCAGAGCATAGTGTTAGGTAGAAGTCCGTATCAATGGCAGCATGAACCTATCTTATTTGGCTGGAAGAAGAAAGGCAGGCACCAGTGGTACACCGGCCGGAAGGAGTCTACTATCTGGGAGTATGACAAGCCCAAGAAGAATGAATACCATCCAACCATGAAACCGGTACCTTTGATTGCCTATCCAATTATGAATTCTAGTATGAGTAACTGCCTGGTGCTAGATCCGTTTGGTGGTAGTGGTACTACCTTAATTGCCTGTGAACAAAGTAAGCGTATCTGTTACATTGTGGAATTGGACGAGAAATACTGTGATGTTATAGTTAAGCGCTATATTGAGCTGGTCGGTAATGCCGATAATGTAACGGTACAAAGAGATGGTTTAACCTATAAATATAGTGAACTTAAACCGGAGGAAAAGTAGCTGTGAAGTATACTAGATACTTGCTTAAATTGACTTGCTAATTCACACCTTTAGAGCGAATATTAACATACCAAAAATAAAGGAGGAATTAGCATGAACGTACAATTTAAGACTGAAAACAGAAAAGAGTTAGTAAAGGTAATCGAGGAGCTCACTTTAGAAAAGACCAAGTACTTAGGTGTACCAAGCTGTGCTTATCAAATTGGTGGTTTAACACTAAGCAAGGACAGCAAGTTAGCCTGGAACGAAGAGGTAAATGAAACTGCAGTTCAGAACTTGGTAAACAGGTTAGTGGAGAGAGGCTTTGAGCTGGTGCCAGAAAATAACGAACCTGAAGTAGTAGGCTTTACGGTGGCAATGCCACGCAGCCTTTTTACACCGGAAAGTTGGGAGAACTTAAATAACCTGCTTTCTGCTAAAGGCAGCTTGATTCAAAAGGCACTGGCTTTGGAGACTTTGCCGGAAGTAATAGAAGAAGACGACAAGGTAACCTTCCCGTGGTTTAAGGTAGCACCTAATGAGCCAGAAGTAGTAGAAGCCTACAGTAGATTTGTAGCAGCTTTGGTAAAGATGGCCAAAGAGCAAAAGAGAGTTACTGCCAAAGCACATCCGGTAGACAATGAGAAGTTCGCCTTCAGATGCTTCCTTCTGAGACTTGGCTTCATCGGCAGTGAGTATAAAACAGTCAGAAAGGTATTGCTGAAAAACTTAACAGGTTCTTCAGCTTTTAAAGGAGGACATAAGAGTGAGATTTCCAACGAAGGAAACAATTGAATGCTTAAAAGAAGAATTTCCAAAGGGAACCAGAGTAAGGCTAGTTAAAATGGATGATGTTCAGGCGCCACCTATTGGTACCTTGGGTACAGTTACAGGTGTAGATGATACTGGTTCAATTCTAGTAGATTGGGACAATGGTTCCGGTTTAAATGTTATTTATGGTGAAGATATCTGCAGAAAGGTAGATAAGGCATAATGGATGCTAAAGTAAGAGAACAAATCTTAAAGATTAGGGATTCCGGTCTTACAAATATGTTTGACACTAACATGGTGCAATACCTTGCTCATAAGAATGGTTGCTATGAATTAGTGATGTTCATAGAAGATCACAAGCGTGAATATGTCCGCTTTATCATGACTGGAGAAGAATAAAAAGATACTGTATACTTGCCGAATATCGCTTGCAGATTGTCCGAAAACTCAATAAAAAGCATTTATATATTTATTTAGATAATGTATAATGAAAATATAGTTGCGAGGGAGGTACTCACCATGGGCTTTATAAAGGGAACATCAAGGGAACAAA